TACTACAGAACGCACAGTATTTGTACGCTCAGGTACTAAGTACCAATTCATTGAATTATGGTATGATACGTATTTAGAAACTCCTGTATGGAAGATAGCACAACAAAAGACTAAGCGCAATCAGTTTCCTATGTTTGAATTGTACAATTCAAACGGAATCAAGCTAAGTGACACTAGTGCTTACAAAAATTCAAATTTTACCGGAAATACATTATTTCAATATAAAACAGGATCGTTTATTGACCCTGTGCTAGGCTTTGGTGTCGAATATGAAGATAACAGCTATGACATAGTTTCTGCTAGCAGCCCGTATAGCAAAACCTTTGCTAACTTAAAATTCCTGTTTACACAAAATGCTAGTGACTTGTACTATGAAGTAGATGGCAAGCGAACAGCTATACCGGGATACTACTACCACAAAGTCTATAGAGAATCTGAGTCCGACTACTCATTAAGCAACGGCTGGGTTCGTAATAGCCAAGAACCTATTACATTCCAACGTATTAGTAAAGTAGCTGTATCTGCTACAGAATCTGTAGTAGTGCCTTCTGACATATTTGCCAGTTACGACTATCAGTTGTTCCTAAATGCAGGTACTCCATTCTTTAACATTATAACTAAGGAAAACAAACTAAGTTTACTAGATCCTGTAGAAAAGCATTTAATTTTTCCGATTGGTAGAACTGCGACAATTTTTAACTACACAGGCATACCACTAACACTATTAGACAAGCACAATAATCCGCTATCTAATGTAACCAACAACGGCGCTGACTATGGATTAATTACAGTTGATTTAGATAGCACAAACGTAGATACAGGCGAGTCCGGTTGCCACTATGCTTACTATGCCATAAACGGATACACTAATGCGATTGAAATGATTGATCCTAAACAAGATCTCTCGTTTCTTGCAAGTAAGAGTAAATGGTAAAAAACTAAGCGCAGACAAATATCTGTTAACACAGAACATTGATTCTACATACACTGTACAAGTAGACAACTTGTCTAAAAACGATGTAGTTGAAGTAATGTTTGTAAGTGAAGAACACTATGGTGTATATGCTACTCATAGCACACTAGAGGCTAATGCAAACAATGCAACAGTTTATGAAACAAGCTACAGCAAAGTATTTGAACATTTCACTTCAGTTATATCTAGCCAACTAGGTTTTAAAGGTAGTGCATATGGTTCTAACACTTATCACGAGTCTGCAAGAAACATCGGTCTAGGATATGTAATCCAACAGCAGCAAAACAGTTTATTACCGATTGCTGCACTAGCTAACGCAGGCGCAGATGTATTAACAGTGTTAGAAGCAAGTGGCACACGCTATGCTAACTTTAGGGCTAAGTTTATCACTAGACTACAGAACATCAACAACGTGCTAGACGTTAATGCAATGATGCCTGCCGATTTAGTAGACACAATACTTAAGGCAATGAATGTAGGTAAAGATGCATCTTTTGTGGACGCATTTAGCAACGTTGCTTACTACAACGAATATTTAGAGTTTAACTACACTGGCGACGGTGCAACTAAGTCTTTTGCACACAATAAATCAGAATTGTTCGCCGGCAACAAATACAATCACGTGTACTTCTATGTAAACGGATTAAGTATGCCTATCGGTACTGCAACCATAGGGGCAACTACAGTAGATTTTGCTGTAGCACCTGCACTAGGTGAGGCCATTAAAGTAAGGGTATACAGTGCAAACAGCTATTCTTTCATTCCACATAGCCTAGCTACATTGGGCGTAAACAGAATGCACGACCCTGCTGTATATACAGACACTACTAAAGGTTCTAGGAGATACATTCGTTGCCACGATGGTAGCGAAATAACAATGTACGACGGTGTATATCAATACATTAACAATGCGATATTAGAACTAGAACGTAGGATTTATCTGAACTCTAATAGAGCTCTGTTATCATTCGGCGAATTTAGCACAACTAACGTGCCTGGCTACTATCGCGTAACTAGCGAAAGTCTAATAGACTTAAACCGTTACCTAGAGCAACATTATCTAGTTTGGGCATCTAACAACAATATCCTAACAATGGAGAACACAGGTTACGATGCAACAAATCCGTTTACGTGGAATTATTCTAGCCCAGAAAACTCACACTTAGGTGGAGGTAGTTACAAGTCGATTTATCAGTACTTGTTTGATACCGCAACTCCTCACTTAACACCTTGGGAGATGTTAGGCTTTAATTCTAAACCACAGTGGTGGGACGAACACTATTCTTGGACTAACTCTGCTAAACGTGTTGCTTTAGAAGATGCACTACGTAAAGGCATAACTAGCGATCCTAGCCGGCCAGTGTCTATAGAGCCTAGGCTTGCACGTGTGAATGCAGTTTTCCCAGTAGATGCAGCAGGCAATTTACTAGATCCTATTGCAGCAGGCATTGCCAATAACCCTGGTTCGGATATTGCAGCTAGCGATTGGAAGTTCGGAGACATAGGACAACAAGAGTCTGCTTGGAGAACAAGTCCGCACTTCCAATGGGCATTAGCAGCCTGGGAATATGTAGAGTGGCCAACTAAATTTATTGGAGCAAACTTTGATCCGTTTAACCTAGTAAGAGTCGCGAATAAGTCTCAGATTGTTAACGTAGATACGCAAGTCAGAAACTCATTAGCTTCTACTGTGTTACATCGTCAGACTACTGAATACAAGTATGGTTTAAATTACCTATGCACAGAGTACGTTGTTTCTCAAAATAAAGACTTAACAGCATATTTTGATTCTGTACATAATTCTACCGTACAGCTAATACACAGAATCGGCGGCTTTGCAGACAAGCGAACATTAAAGTACAAAGCAGATACATTAAAGTCTTCTGCTAGCGGTTCATTTGTACCTGAAGAAAACTTTAGCTTACACTTATACGAAAGTGCTCCTATTAACACTGTATTCTATAGCGGTGTTAAAGTGACTTGGACTGGCACCGCATATAAGGTAACAGGCTACGACAAGATTAATCATAACTTTATTGCTTATATGCCTAAGCAAGGCGGCCGCAGCCGTGCAGTAACTTTCAACGGCATCACAATGCTAGATGTACTAGACTATAGCGAAACTCCTAGCGTTATCCCTTACGGCACAGAGTTTACGTCTAGGCAAGATGTTTACAACTTCTTCGTAGGCTTACACAAGTATATGACAGAAATAGGCTTTGTGTTTGACCAATTCGATACTGAGCAAGATGGCTTCTTAGACTTTAAACTTGCAGGTAAGCAGTTTATGTTCTGGAGCGATAGCAAGTGGGAAGCAGGCAACTTTATTGCACTAAGCCCGTTAAGCAACGTAATTAAATTTAACTACAACTACGGCTGGGTACAGGACTACAATAAAATTACGCAGTTTGATCCAGTAGTAGACATCGAAGGCAAACGAGTATTAATTAACGACATTGATGTTGATCGTGTAGAACAAGGCATTGTTACCATTTCTGCAAAGTCTACTCCTATATACGGAATTGCAATCAGGATTGTAGAGCTAGAACACGCAGCTATATTCGACAACTTAACAATATTCGGTGACACAATATACAATCCGCTATACAGACTAAAGCAGTACAGACTAAAGTACATCGGCCAGCGCACAAGAGATTGGGACGGCAGCCCTCGCACACCTGGCTTTGTTATTAACGGTGATAAAATACTAGGTAACTTCGATAGAATAATTGCTGACATTAGCGACAAGTATTATTCTGTAGAAGGTTCTACTCAGAACACTAGATTACAGGCGACAGCACGCCACTCTGTTGGTATGGATGGTGCTAGTGCGCTATCACGTATAATAGATAACCCTGCTACACAGTTTGAATTCCAACGCCCGGCTGTCAGACAAAAAGGCACTCCTGCTGCATACAGCAAGCTACTACGTACCTCTTTAGTTGACGAGTACTCATCTGATTCTATCCTTGCTGATGAAGAGTGGATGTTTAAACTAGGCGATTTTGGTAATATTGAAAGTATTAATAGCTGGGAATTTAAACTAGCACAGCAAGAAATTAAAGACGCGGTGCAGTTATTAGAGTTCGACGATAGCTACAAGTTTAACCAAGTAGACAGGTCATATGCTAAGATATACGACAAGGCCACTGACACTGTAATTACTATGCCAGCTGATGATGTACGCTGGATCTACAAACCTTACGGTTCAGAACGTCTTCGTTTCCCTACTAGAAAGCACAGCGATGCCGGTTTAGAGATTTTATATCCTTCCGACAACGTTACAGCAGGATATGCAGTAGTAGCAGATGCTGACTTTACTTGCAATAATTTAGATGATGTTGCGGTATTGTTTAGTTCTTTAACTGAGCTAACATCTATCCCGCAGTGGACCAGCATCGGCAACTATAAGCCGGGTGATCTAGTACGACACAATGGCCAGCTGTATAAGAAGAAGCCTACTATTATTGCTAACAGCACTGAGTTTGACGTAACACAATGGGATACAGTAACCGAAAAGAGTTACAAGCTATGGATAGGAGACTATATTAGCAACCAAGACGGGTTAAATGCCGTAAGAAGCACTAACCAATCTGTTCCATTGGGCTGGAATATGTTAGTCCTACAAGATACTAAGCTAGCAGCAAAGAGTATCATCTCTTCTAACTACGATTTACCTACTGCTCCTGCTATAGTAGAATTTGAAGTAGCACACGGCTACACAGTAGGCGACTTCGTTGTTATAGTTAATAGCGGCACAGCGGACGGAATTTACCCTGTGCAAGAAGCAGACGAGTTTACTATTACAGTAGATGCACTAGTTCCTGCTGATATATTAGGCAAAGGCAAGGTTATGGGCCTACAGCCTACACGCTTCGATAATTTAGCCCAATTAACTGCTACCTTAACATCTGCTAAGTACAACTGGCAAGAACGCCAACACGGTTATGTAGATAATGTAGCAGGTTCATATACAATTTACGAAGTGGATGCAAACGGCCAGCTGGTAGTAGATACAATGGACGCCGAGCCTGAGCAAGACTTAGTAGACACACGTTTAGTTAACTCTGTTAAAATATACGACAAAGTTTCAAATAGGCTGCTAGTTGATTTAGATATCTATGATCCGTACAAGGGCTTTATCCCACGTGCGGCTAAGAACAATATCGACATTCGTAGCAACTACGATCCTGCGGTATACGACTTTACTTCAACAACAGACGACGATACTAGTGCAACATCTAGCTGGGCATTAGATCAAGTAGGCACAGTGTGGTGGGATATTAGCACTGCTAAGTTCTTAAACTACGAAACAATGACTACTGCATACCGTCGTGCAAACTGGGGTAAATTATTCCCGGGCGCATCAATTGACGTATATCAATGGGTTGAAAGTCCTGTTGATCCTATAGCTTACAACAATGCTAGCCAATCTGGAACACCGATTGGTGATTATGTGCCAGTAGGCGTTGCAAAAGTACAGCATTTAGATCAGACTGATGTTTACAGTTACAGTACACGTGACATTATTAATGCAGACGGTACTACAACTACCAAATATTACTTCTGGGTTAAAGGCCTAGACACTGTTGCACAAAACAGAACAGACAAAACATTAAGTGTAGCAGCTATTGCAGCAATTATTAAGAATCCGTCTGAAGCAGGTATAGCTTGGGCTGCTCCTATTTCTGACAGTGCAATGCTAATATCCGGTGTAACAGGTTTCCTAAACAATGATTCTACTAGTGTACAATTACAGTTAGTAGACGTTAAAGAAGACAACCTAGACATTAGTCCTACTGTTCACAGTCAGTGGATGCTATTACGAGAAAACGATAGTGTTAACCGTGTTCCGGAATGGCTACACAACAGACTACGTGACAGCTTGGCGGGTTTTGACCGCAACATCGAAGTTGCCTTCTACGCAGACTACAGTAACACTAAGAAATATACAGCCGGTAGTGTATTCTATCGTCCTACTGACGGCAACTACTACAGAGTGTTTAGAAATATGTCATCTGCAGATTTGGCAGTAACATTCGATAAGCGTCCGTTCTATAAGCTATACGACTATACATTGCTACCAGCTGACTTCCAAAAGCGCAAGCGTATTGCTATTCAAGCCCGCCGAGATGTTCCTAATTTCAGGACTAGCGAATTCGACAGATTTGGTAATAGAATTCGCCCAGCGCAGCAAACCTGGATCAAGAATCGAGACGAAGCACGTAGAACATTTATTGCTAGTGCAAACAAACTACTAGCAACTATGGACCTATTTGACACTGTTCCAAATTGGAACAAGCACCTAGTTGAAATTACGTCAGGTACACTAAGCTACGACATTACTAAATTCTACACTGTAGTAGATTTTGTTGCAGCAGACTATAGTCCTACTAAGACTATCGTTAAAGAGTACGCAACTGAATTAGACATTAACGTAAGCGAGTTAAGTTCAGGCGACTATGTACTAGTGCAAAATGCTACAAGATATGCAGTATATCAAATATCAGGTAGCGAGCGCATCTTAAAATTTAAGAGCAATGCAACTATACAGTTCACTGAAGACTTATTCAACAGCTTAAAACAACAATATAGCTGGGACCTTGCGCCGTGGGATTTCACTAAGTGGGATAACGAGCCAGGTGTAGAATTCGGCGAAATTGTAACAGCACTACGAGAAGATATTTTTATAGATAACTACGCAGTTAATTACAATAGACTATTCTTTGATATGGTACGTTACATATTCAGCGAAAATAACAATGTCGATTGGATTGCCAAGAGCAGTTATATCTACATCGACAACCTAGACGTTGATAGCCTAAAGCAACAACCATACCTAGACTTAGACAAAGTACAGCAGTATATTGATTACATTAACGAAGTTAAGCCTTATAGAACTAAGATTCGTCAAGTTATCGATACACGCAGCGTAACAGATACAGCGTCAGTCACTATAGAAGATAGCAACAGTCTAGAAATAGAAGTTAAGTTTGATAGAACTGACGTGCGTCCAGTAGAAAGAAACTATATCTCAGGTGGCCGCTTTGGTGTAGAAAATGTAGACAACATTTCGGGCGGTGTGTTTGGTGTAATAAACGACGATGTAATATCCGGCGGCACATTTGGTGCTAGCGAATTAGTCGGCGACCAAGAAATTGCACTGTTAACAGTATCTGATTCGTTACAATTAGAAGTCGTAACCAAGTATGACACTGCAACATACAGTTATGCAGCTTACATTACTGATTCATTTGCTAAGTACTACGCATTGCACAATTCGTTAACTACTACCCTAGTTTCTGCAATCACCAGTGATACAACAGAGATTGAAGTAACTGACGGTAGCGTATTACCTGCCCCTGATCAGTTTACAAATACACCGGGTGTTATTTTAGTAAACGGTGAGTATATTGCTTATTTTGAAAAGCAAGGCAACATACTGCGTCAGCTAGTAAGAACATACGGAACTATCGGGTTAAATTCTCACGCAGCAGGATCTATTGTTTGCAGTGTGCAAGAATCTAACAAATTACTAAGCCCACTAAGTGGGCACATTGGGTACAATGCCCCTGGATTTACGCTATTAGAAACTACTTCGGGCGATGCAACTAGAATCGTAGAAGAGCAAGGTTTTTAAAAGCATAAATATGAATAGATAAAAGGTTTATTATGTATACAGAAGATACAAACATTTCAATTGAAGGGCATCTTAAAATTTGGGACGATGCCCTTGGCGAAGACCAGGGAGTACTAGTCGATAAGCGTAATGCAGTTAACCCCGAAAACCTAAGCGTAGCGTTGGCTAAGAGCTTAGGTAATGGAGGCGGTACTGTATACGAGATACATTTCGGCAACGGTGGTACTGTTATTAACGACCTAGGTGTTATCACATACAATTCCCCACGTGTAGCTAGTGAAGCGGCTGAACTGTATTCTCCTGCATACTATAAAGTAGTAGACGCAAACGATACTGTTAACAACACTGACCCTACAAAAAATTACATTTCTGCACAGCACTTAACTGGCTTAAATTATACAGACATTGTTGTTAATGCAGTTTTAGACTACACTGAACCTAACATTTCTAGTCCGTTTAATCTAGCAAACGCTAGCCAAGATGCACTAGACAATGCAGCAGATTTTAACGGCGCATTTGTATTTGACGAAATCGGCTTAAAGAGCAAGGGTGAAGAATTAAACAGCGGCCTACTGCTAACTCATATTACTTTCCATCCTGTACAGAAGTCAGCTAACAGACTTTTCCGTGTTAGATATACACTAAGAATACGTGTTAATTGAACTATAAATACAAGGCAAGGATTTAACAATGGCATACGAAATTAACAAAACTAACGGGGAAGTGCTAGTATCTATTCCAGACGGTGAAGTAGATGTTTCTACTAGCATCCGTTTAGTTGGCAAGAACTATCCCGGTTACGGTGAAATTATGGCAGAGAATCTAGTTAATATGCTAGAGAACTTTACTAACTCTGCTCCTCCTACTAATCCGATTGTAGGACAAATTTGGTACAACAGCGACGAAGACCAGTTATACTTTTTTGACAAGAATTATGTTTGGCGAGTTGTCGAAAGCTCTTACGTTGGTACACAAGTAAAGAGTATGAAGATTGTCGACACATCTGGCATCGAGCACTACGCAATGGTTCACTATGCTAATTTCATTCCTGTAATGATTGTTAGTAGCGATAGCGTATACCAGCCGGCTGTAAACACAGCCAATACAACAGCAGGTATTACTAGCCAAGCGTTCCCTAGTATCGGTCCGGGTGCAAATATGAGCCAGGCTTCACGCACTGATGGCGATCAATACAAGGTTCGTGGTGTTGCAGTTTCTGCACAGTTCTCTTAAAATATAAGGATTGTGCAAGTGACTATTCCATCAAACAAGATTGCAGGCGAACTTGTTGCAGCTAATGACTACAATCCATTAGCTGCACACGTTAATAAGATTTTCGGGGACGCTGTTCCTGGAAGTCAGCCGTCAACTGACCCTGCAATCATTGCAGCGATGAAGTACGGTTGGGGACAAACATCTCCTATAATGAACGTTACTGGCAATGGTACTGGACAAAACGGCGAGCGCATTACAGCAGAACAATGGAACAGCTTAGTCGATCGCTTACAAATTGGTTTAATCAATACACAAAGCGCACCACCGGCGCTGATTAGATTTAAGGTAGGCAAGAACTATATTCCGTCTGAAGGCGACATCAGGTCCGATATTGTATACGCAAGCCACTTTAACGATATTCTTAGTTTAACTCGCTTGCTAGACGAAAACAAGAATGTATTAGTACCTGAAGAAACTTTAGTTATTAGTTCAGTAACTGACTTAAGACCGAGCCCTTGGCGCAAGCATTTAACTGCATCAGTTGCATACGATTTCGGAAGCTATGATAAGGCTAGATACTTTTTTAATAGCGGCGGCGCATTAACATTAGAAATGGCAGCGAGCGCAGGTAGTACAGCAGGCTATACAATATTTGCCGGCATCTACGAAAAGCTAGGGCAGTTTTCTTTAGATTTAGATTCGGCTAACTCTACCGGCTCCGGCGCAATTAGCACTAACAAAGGCTTCTATGACGTCGGTACAACTGAGACATTATTGTTAACTGTT